TTGTTAACATCGTCAACTGTTGCGTCTAAATCTACAAACTCTCCAGGATTAACCTGAACTTCACCACCGCTAACTCTGCCTCTTAACTTAAAGCCACCTTGCATATTGGCGAATGCTGCTGAGTCTAATAAAGCTCTTAATGAGCCAGTTGCTGCTTTGCCCAGACCGCCAATAAGATGATATAAACCGAAGCCATAAAAACCCAATCCAGGAAGGAACTTATAACTGACAAACCAGTCTCTGCGTTCCATTCTTTCGTCATTTTCATGCCAGTTCCTGCGTATGCTTACTATGTTGTTATTATTATAATCAATTGTAACAACATATGGTATGGCAACTTTTACTTCGTCTTCATCATATTCAACATCGTTAATATCATCAAAGATTTCGTAAACATGCATTTCTAAAAGTGTTACAGTATCGTCCTCGGAATCATCAAGCTCATCAACACCTTCAATTTGACCAATGGTATCGCCTGATGGATCTATGTCTGATGAAGCGTAATCAGTTGCCATATAAAAACCTGACTGAACATATTTGTTATAGTCATTCCTTGGCATTTGTATTACATGTGTGTATCGGGGTGATGTGTGTAAATCTTTACTTTCAGGAGCTACAACAAAGTCTTCTGCCTTTACAAACTGGGAACATTGCCTGTCCATATTTGCGTCCCACCAAACCTTTTTAAAAGTCTGACCAACTAATGGTAAGTGAAATAACATTTGGTCTAAGTCTGGGAAGTACTCAGGCATCTCCTGAGTGATCTGGTAATTCATAAATTCACGAACGCGTCTTGCTTGGTCTTCGAGCTCCTCATTAGGATCGCCAACAATTGTAGTTTTAACTGGGCCACCTGATGGGTATAACTCTGCAATTGCTCTTGCGTTAAATTGAGATGCTGCTTCTGCTATCATAGGGTGAACAACTGTAGATAAACCGCGAGTTGCTCTTTCGTCTTCTGATTCGTCTAAGCCGCCATCTGGGTCTAAAGTTTTAAGCCCATCTTTATATCTTTCTTCCCATTCAGAGCGTGCTTCTCTATCTCTGTCGTAATATGAAATAAGAGTCTGGCCTTTTCGTCTTAACTCTATTGGGTCTAATATCTCAGCTAAATTCTCGTCAAACTGACTTTCCATCTGCTCAGGCATGTCAGAATCAGGATCTCCTATTAAAACATCGCCATTGGCCAGATCTTCAATTTGTAAATCGTCGGGCGGTGAAGCCTCAGTAAATGGTGCGGTGGTTCTATTAAGAGAGATAGGTTCTCTAGCCATACAGAGTCATCCTTCTTTTTTCTGGATATTCGTCATCTTCATAATCGTCAGAATGAGTAACAAACCATCCTTTTCTAAGTCTTAACCATGCTTGCGTGCACGTATCTACTATGTCATCATTATCACCAGCTGGGAATGCTGCGCAGATGTCTATTAAATCTTTAGCCCATTTTTTATTAAAAGGAAAGTAAATTCTTCCATCTTCCAGCAATGCGGAGCTTGCATGTGCTCTGGCTTGCTTATCTCTGTCGGGGGAATATTCAATAACTGGGATGCCTGCCATACGCAAATCTTGCAGCAGGGATTGACCCGAGGCTTTCTTTTCTATTAAAACTGCATCAGGTTCAAAATCATAATAACTTTCTTGAGCTATTTTTCTTAATTCAGGATAACTTACTCTGTCATACCACATATCAATTACAATAACATTAACTTGGCCGTTCTTTCTAAAAACTCCCCAAGTTGTGCGAGCGGAATAAGATGAGTTTTCTTTTGTGCTAAATGCAGTATCCCAAGATTGTAAAACATATTCTATCGGAGGCAAGTCTTCTTTCTCCCATGGCACCCACCACTCTGCTTTAAGTATTCCGCCACCTTTGGGCATTGGCCTTTGTTGTAGTTGGCCTGCAGCTGCATAACTTCCTAGACTTCTTTCAAGGTTTTCTAATGTCTTATCGTCTATCCTGTCTGGCCAAAGAAGCTGTCCTTCATCTGTTCTTGGGTCAAAAAAGTTAAGCGAAGACCTTGTTATTGTCGGGTGGCCGACCTCATAACGAGCAGGCAAACATAAATGATCCCATTCATCTCCTAACTCATTAGATAATATATGGCCAGTTAAATCATTCTCATGAACTCTTTGCATAATAATTATGAATGCGCCAGTCTTTGGGTCATTGAGTCGGGTTTGCATGGCTTGGTCCCACCACTCTAAAACTCCTTCTCTAACTGTTGAAGACTCTGACTCTCTGACATTATGCGGATCATCAATAACAATTATGTCACCACCCTCACCAGTCAAAGCACCATCAACCGAGGTGGCAATCCTCGCGCCAGTCTTATCATTTTCAAAGCGTTGTTTCTGGTTTTGGTCTGAAGTCAGCTTAAAAGTTTCCCCAAAGTGTTCTTTATACCATCGGCTGTCGAGCAATCTCCTGCACTTAACGCTATCCCTGATGGAAAGAGAGCCAGCATATGAAGCGTAAAGAAATTTCTTTTCTGGCTGGATGGTCCAAGCCCAAGCAGGTAAAGCAACAGCAACTGAGATAGATTTCATATGGCGCGGAGGTATATTAATGATCAACCTTTTAATATCACCTTCAACAACTGCCTGTAAATGATCGCTTACTGCGTCAATGTGCCAGTTATCATAGAAGTCTCGTCCTGGCTCAATCGCTGGCCAACTGCTCTTGGTAAATTCCTTCAAGGATCTCCGCATTTTCTCCGCCCTGATCTCCTTCAATGACAGCGTGCTCAAGAACTCGTTCAATTGCATTTAAATCATCTCCTGTTAATTTGCTTATGTCAAGAATTTTCTTCTCTTCAATCTGAGCTGTAACCTCAACTGCCTTTAAATCAGGCATGCATTTTGACAACAAAGTTTTTGCAGCCATTATCCTTAACTCAGGATCAGCACCAACCTTACCAATGTCTTGAACATTACCTTGTTCATCTTGCGTGTAAACGCTGAACATCTCTCTGCCCTGCATAACTCCAGAAAGGAAACCAACAGGATCTGCTTGCCCCATTATCCAATTGATAGTTGCAGGATGATTCCATTTGTATCTATTTTTTCTTTCGCGTGAAGGCTTCTGGTTCTTCAGAGGTTCAACTGATTTAAACTTACCATCCCATTTATCTGGTTGAACTGGGGCACTTTTGTTAACAGGCCTTTTAACTTGTACTTTCTTTTGGTTCTCTGTAGCCATTTATTATTCACTCCCAACCTTACTTGCAGTGGTCAACTGACAATTAAGTGTAACTTATTTAAACATAAAAAGAAAGCAATAATTAACGAACACATTCTCTGGTCAAAGAAGCCAATTAGGCATTGGTCTATTTTTGTTCCATCTAGCAAAGCCCATCTTATCTTTCTTATAAAATTTACGATACGCCTCTAAAGGATAACTCTCAGTTGTTTTAAGATCTTTATGATCGCCAAAGCACTGCGGCATAACTGTAAGCATCTTCATATTACCTTTAGGAATAAGGCCGATGCCAACTGCGATAGATTTTCTATGTTTACCTGCCCCATGGCATTTACCATAGCGATAAGTATATTCCCTCAACATAGCACAATACAAATTATACGCAAACCGAAAGTTATATCGCGTCTTCATAGCCCAAAGAGTGCAGGGGTGTTTTTGGTGAACAGGTTTATACAGATCATTTTCTTCTGCATATTCTGGGGCGTGGTGCCATAACGCAGTGCAAAGCATCTGCGCTTCTTCTAAAGGCATTTTTACAACGTGTTGATCGCATAACGCCCTAGCAATAGAATCAGGATCTTCATCAATTATAAACCTATTCATGTTTGCCACCCTGATATTGGAGAGTAACTTCCGTAAATAGTAGCACCCCCACCAGTATTTAGAAAACCTTCAACAGCAGTCTCAAAGCCAGTCTTCTCTGCTGCAACAATAGCATCCATAATCTCTCCAAAAACTTTATCTTCAGCCGAGGAGTGAGGGATATTAACTAGACGTATTTTATAAAACATATTATTTCCTTTCTCAATATGTTGGGGAGCCGAAGCTCCCCTGATTAATTAAACTGGTTTAAGAAAAATGTTGTTATTTGCTGTAGCTACAATCTTAAACATTTTTCCGTGAAACTTTATTTCATCTCCATGCTTAACCATGAAAGAAATTTCTTGATCTCGTGTGTGAGAAGTAATCGATACACCATTTCCGAATGCAAAATGAAGGTCCTCACCATTTTCTTTTGCTCTTTCTATTGCCTCAAATGGGCAACTACACCTTTGGATGGCGCAAGATACAAC